TGGAGTAGTTGCATTCCAATACAATTCAACGTCAGCCGCATTTGAATTGGTGCAATCAAACCACAATCTATACAAGGCTAGACCATAATAACTTAAAGCTGTATTTGCAGCACCACCTTGACTGTTTGCAACAAGAAAACCGTTAGTAGCCAAAGCACCAGAAATAGTATTTGCTTGAATTCTGGTAGTATTTGCTTCTTGGCCAGTACCATCAAACTTTCCTGTCAGTTTGATGATAGTGTGCTGTGTATCGTCTTTTAAGACTTGATAACCATATGCATTTGCCATGTTTTATTCCATTCTATTTTAATATCTATCATTACTTGAGTGTCTAGTCACACCAGGTTTTGGTGTAGTAATCTTACCACCAGAGCTAGATTTGTCCTTACTAAAAATAGAAGGGCCTTTTCCTGAAGGGAATGCAGGTTTCTTTCTGTTACTATCATTCATTTCGCCTGGTTTGTCATCTTCTGGATCACCTTTGTGGTCCATCGTTTCTAGCGCTTCATTATATTTTGAAGGAGTATTATGAGTACCTGTTCTATAAGATTGATCTTTAGTCTTATCTGATTTGTGAGTACCTGTTCTATAAGACTGATCTTTAGTCTTATCTGAAGTCATGTGTTCTGCATGATCTGCTCTAAGTGCGCTAATAGCTTCTTCTGGACTTCTATGACCGGACATATCTCCAATTTCAGGATGTTCATGGTAATATTTTGTTCCAGAACCGTGTGAATAGGAACCAATTTTACCAATTTTTTTGCCTTTATAATGGACAGTTTGGTCGTGGCCACCATCGCTATTTTTTACTTTTTTACCTAAAGTGATGTGTGTCATTGTACCTTCATTGACAATAGATTCTTGTGTTACCAAGTTTTGTGCAATCTCTTGTTTCTTTGCTTCGATTGCAGCAGTTACTCTATCGTGAATAGATGCATATAGTTCACTGCGAAATTGTGAACCATTGTCATCCATTGCGTAATCGATTAATTTTCTTGTATCCATTTTATTCTCCGTTTGGTTGGTGAAATACTTTAACTATTTATATTATTCTTTTTTAGTCTGCTTTGCTACAACTGCTGCTTGTTGCTTAGCTGTCTCTCTATCTAGTTCTGCTTGATGCTCAACATCGCCTTGGCCAATTGTACTCATCATCTGTTGTTGTGCAATAGAATTTGTAACATCGACTGGAATACCAATGCCTGCTTCTTTTTCTTCTTCCATCTCATTTTCCATTTTCTTAATTTCATCATCATTTAGGCGAAGAACATTACGTTGGATCCATGCATTCGAGAAGTAACGACCAGTATATGGATCAACACTTGACAACAAACTTAAACGTTCTCTCATCAACTCAGCTTCCTTGAGTTCTGTGAAGTTATTATCTTTAATAAAGTTATAGTGAATATGTTCTCTAAATTCTTTCCATTCATTGTCTGTGCAAATGCCTTTCAGTACACACTGAACTCTTAAACACTGGTCAAATAAATCGGAAAATTTAGTACGTTGTCTTGCAACAAACTTAGCAAACTTTAATTCATCACGAGTAATCTCACCAACACGGCCTAAAGAGAACCCTGATTGATTAGGATCAAGTCTGGACACAGGAACGTTCAAAGACTTATACAACTTCTTCTCAAAGTATTTAACGTCTTCCAGTTCACCTAGGTTCTGTCCGCCTGGTAATGTAGTAATCTCTGTACCTTTGCCGCCTTCTCTACGTGGCAACCAAAAGTCTTCCATCATAGACAAGAACTTACGATCATCACGAACTTCACCGGTGTTAGCGTCATACACTAACTTGTTCTTGTACTTGACCATAATGTCACGTAGGTATTGTTCTGCCTTTAATTTTGGCAAGTTACCAACGTCAATGTAGAAAATACGGCGTTCAGGTGCTCGAGAGATACGATAGATAACTGTCGCATCTTCAATCATACGCAACTGATTTAAAGGTTTGATTGCTTTGTGTAGATATGATAATACAACTGCTCTACGTGAGTCCATCAAACCAGAGACCACAGATACAATAGAATCAGTAGTAATGCGAGTACCGACGGGTCCAAAATTTGTAGAACTCCCTGTAGTTACTTTGTCGTTATATATGTAATACTCATTTACGGTATTCATAACTTCAATACCGGTGCGTTCATCTTTTTGTTTTTTGACCTCACGAATTTTACGCATCTTACGTGGGTCAATATATCTCAACTCTCTGATACCCATTGTAGGATTTTCACGGTCCACAATGATATGATAAAAGAGTTTGCCATCAATATAAAATCTACGGAATATATCTTGCGCCATTCTTGTGTAGTTAAGCATACGCAAGACTGTATTGAATTCGTCTTTGATGGCTTTCTTAATTTTATCTGGTTGTTTTAAATCATCTAAAACAATTTGAATATTTTTGCCATCATCGTCTTGACAGATTGCTTCGTTAACAATATCATCAATTGCAGATTCAATTTCTGGCTGCATAGCCATTTCACGGTATCTAGAAATAAGTTCAACTTCATTTTTTGCTGTGCCATCTAGATCAACATAAGTTCCATAATATGCAGCTGATGTAATCGTTAACGCACCATCATCGTTGCTTGGTGGGCTAAACGATTGTTGTGTCGCTTGGTTTTTTTCTCCCTCTTCACGAGAAATTGTAAAACCAAATAAGCTAAATTTATTTGCCATCTGTAATAAGTCCGTTCAAAAAAACATAATAGAAGGACCGAAGTCCTTCTGTATATAGTAAGACTATAATTAGGTTGTTAAACCTGTTGTAGCACCATTTTCACCAGTAGTCCAGTATTGATATGCAAATGTTACTGAAAACTCTTCAATCGTATCATTTGATGCCCAATCTAAATCAATTGGAGACAAATCAACTGGGAACATACCAACAAAGTTGTAACCTTTGATAGAACCTACACCACCAAATGAACCTGCTGGACCAGTTTTACCATATTGATAAACTTGTGCATCTGAGGTATAGTTTTGTCCAGTTGCAGAAATAGCAACACCTGGATTGCCTCTAACGTTGGTTTCATTACTGTTGATTGCATTCATCCACTTTTCGATTGAATTGCGGATCATAAAATCTTCATCATTGATGATTGTAATTGTCCAGTCTGCAAATGTTCTGTTTCCAGCAAATTTCATCTCACGACCAAAATAATATATGGGCACAGTACCAATTGTAGAACCTGGTAGTTGTGCTGATTTTGCCATGAAAGAAAGTTTGTTTCCGGTAATTCCTGGAATACCAGTCATCACTACTTGGAATAGATTTGGACGAGCGCCATCTCCTACCAATCTTGTTGTAAAATCGCTAATTGTAAATGCCATTTTATTCTCCTGTTATTTTATTTATTACGCTGTAGTATTGGTAATTGTTGTGAAATTAACACCAGTACCAACTGCAACAAAATTCAACTGAATAAAGTTCACGGAACGATTAGGTTGAATGTAAATATCACCAACAAATTGATTATTATTAACAACAGAAGGTGTATTGTTAGTAGAATCACAAACAACTTGGAAAGAAGTGATACCACGTTGTGCTTGTACTTGACGTAGATAAGGAGTAATTAAAGAAACGAATTGTGCTTGAGTGAATCCGTCATTAAATTCAAATAATGAATATTGTGCAGCTTTAGCAATTGCTTTCTCTAGTACAATAAACAATCTACGAACATTGATACGATCAAATGCTGAAGGTTGTGATTGCATTGTCTTATCGCCAAACAGTACAGTACCTTGACCAGGGAATGAAGCAACAGGGTTAACCGCAACTTGATACAACGCATCACGATTAGATTGTGTTGGATTCCATGCTAATTTAATAACATTCTTGATCACACCACGAGTATAACCTGCTGGTGAGTACCATGGATTGTTGTTTGTATCAGTATAGACACACAGACCAGCAATATCGCCGTTCAATGGAACCCAACGATATGTATTGTTATAGCGGTCAAACAAATACTTCCAACCAGAATCTGCAAAACCGTATGAACCAATTGGACCACCAGTAAGAGAAGATAAACTATTTATCCATGTTGTAACTGAAGATTGTTCACTTCCTGAGTTATTAACAACTGATGAATATGGTGGAGATACAAATGCAATTGCATCTTTTCTCGTTGCAGCTGTATTGATTGCATATGTTTGTACTGCTGTGTTTGTGTATGGACCAGTCATAATCAACGAAACGGTTGTTTGAACTGGATCAGCAAAATAAGACATTGCATTGATAACGTCTGCATCAGTTACAGAAGCATCATTACCACCAGACAAAGCACTAGTAAATGAACCAGATAAAACAGCAAAATTTGTATTAGCAGAAATTTTACCCCATGTGTTTGATGTACTTGAATAATTCACTGGATCTACTGCAAAGATGTATTTTGAGTTATTGAAAATTGCATTTTTGTAATAGTTTGATTGTCCATAAGAATCCATACTGTCATAAGCTTTAGAAAGATATGAGAATGTTTCAAGAACAGTACCTTTTACACCACTGAACAAACCGCCAGTATCAACAACTGCAATATGAATTTGGTCGTTTGCGCCACCAACTTGACTTACTGAGTAACTTGTGCTTGGTTGAGAATTAAAAAAACTTGACAAAGCAACATTAGCATAGTTTGTGCCTGTTGCATTTATTAATGGAATATTCCATGCAGAATACTGCGCTGGACTTGCACCAGCATCAATAACAGAAACTGTTAGTGAGTTACCAAGAGCGCCTGCATAACGAGCAATAAAAGGACCATATGTATTTGCAGCACCATTAGGTAAATATGTATACTGGAATACATCATTATTTACAACTTGAACCTGTTGTCCGGTGTTACTGGTTGAATTATAAGATGCATTATTTGCTGCACGTACAACTTGTAAATTGTTACCATAAGCCAAGAAAGAAGCAGCGGTAAAAAATGATGTTGCTGTGTTGTTAT